TATCTCAATTCCAGTTATACGTGTAACAGATATTCCCGCTGGTGGTTGATATATTTCACCAGTAGGACCACCAAGTAGAGCCTGTGTCTTACGTGTTGCCTCATCAGCAGCAATATAAGTACTATTATTTGTATGATATCTTGAGTCTATCTTTGATACATGTTCTGGAACTTCACCTTGATAAATTATTGTTATATCAAATGGAGGAATCTGATCAACGAGAAGGCTACGAATATTTTTAGTACCACCAAATGAGAAGTCAACTACATCCATTAAGGCTCGCTCTTCCAACAAGGCAAAAGCTAGAGTGCCCGCTATAGTACGAGCACCTCTTGTATAACCTTTTGGACCAGACCTGCCTAAGACACGTACTGGTTCCTTCTCACGAAATGTTGAAACACTTATAGCAGAGAGAGTCCCAAGCTCAATTATCTTAAGCTTTTCCTTGACTCCACCTTCAATGTTAGGGAAATAGTTTTCAACAGTTGCAAATGCCCTTATATCACATCCTGTGTATGAGGTATCTGCCATTAGCTAGTTGCATCAAGTGGTTCAATTGTGCCAGTCTTTGATTCTGCCCAACTTGTAATACCACGACAAATGAATGTCATCTGCTCTTCAATGTTCAGGTCATCAACGGAAACACCAGAACCATTAGAGATTATCTCGACACCAAGTATACGCATAACCATAGCTCTCCCAGATTCATTTATAGCAGTAAGGGTGATATCAAATGGAGGAAGCTGATCTGGATAGTTAGGTTTAACCTGTGAACTACCCTCAAATTCAGAGTTGTTCACTGCTATTGAATCCCTTCCTGGGATATATCTGTCACCTGATTTGCGGTAATATAGGTTGCGTTGTTTATTCATGAATCCCTCTAACGCCTGCCTATCAAGTGTGAGGAAAATAAGAGAACCAGCTATACCACGCTTACCCCTGGAAATGGAGATAGGATCAACACTACCAAGTACGTACAGCGGAGCTTTCTCTCGTGTAACTGAGTATGACACACCTTGCAGGTTTGCAATAACAGTTTCTGCAAACATAGCTCTTATGTCACAACCACCGAATGTGGTGTATGTATACGTTTGCGTACTTTCTAAACTCATATATTAACTCCCGAATTCTCATTTAAGAGTGGGTGCAACTAAATTACACCCACAAAATTTATTATACTACTGCATCAGGTCTACGCACATGAACATTCACAATTATACGTCTTCGCATAAAGACAGGCCATAAGTGCAGTTCATAAATGTAGTCACCACGGATCATCTGATCAACTGTGGAAACAAGAGCGTAATGATACTTGGTAAGACGTTTCTTTTCACCAGATGTTAATGGAGACATCTTCGACTCAACGGCAGTTCTCAGTGCTTCCATATTAGTAACATCACTTCCAGTTTCACCAATGAATTCCTGTGTTGCTGAATGGAATGTGTCAACACCTTCCTTAACTATTCTCATCGTTGGAGATCTGTAATAATCTGAAGTTGATGCTGTGAGTGTCATATCATCAGAGATAGTGCCCTTCTGCGTATCAGATCTTAAGTTCCATGTCCATAGTCGTGATGCATTCAGGGCTGTAACGTGAGTTACACCTGGGACCCATAATGGAGTGACACTCGCAAGTTGTTTGTACATAGGTGAAGAGTTCTTCGGTAGACTCGACAAGAATCCGGCTAATCCAGCATCACACGTAGCGGTATATTTAACACCAGTTGTTGGGTGTGTGAATTTACCTTCCATTGCAATACCAATCATCATTTCATTATCAATGTCTGGAACAAAGTTGGCAGCCCTTAACTCATCAGATGCATCAGGAATTGTGGCATCAGTGATGTAGGTCTGGCGTCCGATTTCTGTTTTGAAGTTGGTTGTTGATATTGGCTTAATTGACATAATACCTTGGCACATGCGAACATTAGCAGAGATGTCATCTAACCATGTACCAAACAAACCATGGAAACCAGCATTCATTGTTTCTGGAATTCCAGTAATCTGATTGTAACCACTTCTCTCATCATCAAAGTAGGCACCCTTAACAACAGCATAGTCAAATGGATAATTCTTCATGTAACCAAATGCTCTATCAAGTTCACCATATAGTTCTTGCTTGCTAATACCAGTTGCATTAGTACCACCAGCAAGAGTTGTAGCTGCCTTTAATGTTGGCCATTCACCGGCGTAGGTATACTTGAGTCCAAATGTTCCATTAACTTTAGGCTGGAAGTTTGAATCAGGAAATGAAAATGCAATATCATATTTGTCATCAAGTATAATGTTAGATCCAAGTTCGAACTGAAGCATACGACCTGTACGGAAAATCATAGGCCATGTCATAGCTGTACCAAACACAATTTCACGACCACGAACAAAATAGTCAGTAACTAATCCACCAGCCTTACACAATGTGTAAGTTGCATATTCTGTGAGTGCTGTTGATTGTGTATCAAAGGAAACTCTAACACGATCGCCTGAAATAGGAGCATCCTTAAATGTAGCTGTTACAGTTCCGGTAGCCCATGTTAATGTTGTAATATAATCAAGGTCTAAATCTTGTTCAGCTTCCCATGTTCCAGTTGTTGCGTTGTAAGTTTCCCACTTCATAGGAATCTTCTGAACATCTGTGGTTAAGGCAGCCTGTCCAGCAGTATCATTGATTGCGACAACAAGGTACTCACCACCTACAGCATTACCATCATCATCGTTGTAAGTATCAGCTAATGATATTGTTACAGTATCATCATTTGTATAAGCAACGGTATAGTCAGTAGCAAAAATCAGTGCTGTATCATCGACATCATAAACAGCGACAGTTAAATTTGTGGCAGCATAGGTGTTAGTATATAATGTGCCCCAACCATGTATAATTACAATATCCCCAGCGTCGGCAGTAGCAGCAGCAGAGGTGGCTTTAGTAAATCCTAATTTTGCACCAACAGATGTAGCAATAGAATCATCTGGTGCAGCGGGACTTGCAAATGTATAAACCACTGCAACACCATTAGCTCCATTATCACCAGTAATTTCAAGATTAGTTATGCGCCAATAAGCTTCGGACAGGGCAACGGCAGGGGTAGCATCATTATCTTTGTAGTCTAAGTTACCAGCATAATCATTAATTGTCCTTATGGTCTTAAAGCCAGGAGATGATCCTGCAAACTTAGCATCATGAGGATTGTAAGGAAGCGTTATTTTATCAAGTGATCTCATATCATACAAAACAGAATCACCAGCATCAAAAGTATAAGCTGAGATAAATGTTTCAAGATTGTGACCAGCATCGGCAACTGTACACACACTATCAGAGTTATCAAGATCATTAGTTGCCTGAACTACTGAAGTCCAGTTTTCTCCAGATTCTATCATTGATGCCATATTTAAGTAATTTACGGCAGTACCTGAGAAACCAATATCGGATAGACTTGTGAAGGTTGATGTGTCAAGTGTAAACTCATAGTGAGCGCTAATCAAATTCTCTACTGCTGTTAAGATTTGACTGAGATCTGTGTCAGCATTAATTGCCTGAATCATCTCATAGATGTTATTAGCATCTTTTGTAGAATCATAAGGGGAAGTTACATCAAATGTAAATGTATGGAACAAACCAGTATATGGATTATAAATCTTGAAGATCCCACCTGGTTCAGTTATGAAGTAGCATCCATTCATTGTGTCATTCGGATACTTAGCTTCGAGTGTTATGGCATCGACACTATTGCTTTGAACTGTAGCTGTGGATTTGGTTCCATACAAACCGCCAAGCCTAACAGCTACTATGTCAGGATTACCACTTGTGGTTCCCTGAAGAGCTTCGAAGACACCCTTAACAAGCGTACCTGTATCAGCATCACCGAAGATTTGTTTTACGTTAGACTCATTAACATTAACGGCTTGCCAAACTGGACCATCAGCAGCAGTACCAAATATCACAATTCTGTCGTTCAGATTTGCAGATAAAGGAGCGGGGCGAAGACCACCATCAATCTTTTCTGAGTAAACTCCTGGAATATCGCGAAATGACATATTGAAATTTCTCCATCGTTGTATCGTGCCGTTGCACGTAATTAAAAATTAAATTCTTACGAAAACTCTACAGTAGGACGGACACGAATATTTTGAATAAGTGGTGTCAATACTATATGTTGAGATTCTGTTCTTGCATAAAAGTTTAGTGATCTGTGTTTTAGTCCAGTTCTACTATACTTATCAAAACTTGTATCGTATGTTCTTGACATTACATAACCTTGCTGTACACCGTTGCTGAGTAATGTTGGAACGCCTTCTTCAATAATAAAATCTTCAAACCATTCAACCAATTCATCGGCTCTACTTCCTGACTTTGCCCATACTGTGAATTGCCATAGATTATCCCACGATTGTGCATATATATCCGCTATGTGAATAGAATCTATCTTTATTGGTTCTTCTCGAACTCGTCTCTTGATTTCCTGTCCTTGATTACCAAAGGGACGTCCAGCAGTTGCAGCAGGTTCTCTACGAAGTAATCGCCATGTTATAGTTTCATCAGGTATTTCAGATTGTTCAACAGCTATATCTAAATCATCATTGAATGTAGATATGTAATCAGGTAAATCACTAACACCAGTTATGTTTGTTACATCAGCATTTGCGCCGCCAACCCTCTTTGACTTGGCTAATTCAAATAAGATATAAGGAACATTGGATGGTTTAATTGTTTTACCATTACGCCTGTGAAAGAACTCATATGCTTGTTCAATGTATTCAGAATATTGATCTGGTACACTTACTGGATAGTTAAGTTTTACTCTTGTTGTATGATTAGACATGCTGTGCACCTAATGATTTAGCTATGATCTCTTGATATATTTCTACATCACCAAAAAATCTTGGAGTATTCTTAATTATCTGAAACAAGTTTAGAATGTTAGTTGATGTGGCAGTTCCTGTTCTTGTCTTAAGTTCAACAATGACATCGCCAACAACTACAGTAAAATCAGGATGTATAAAGAACGTGAAATCTTTTATTGGTACATTAATTGGGGGTGAATCCGCAGCTATCTTATTCTTAGCCCAGTTACGCTGTGTGCGCCAGGCCTTAACAACTTCATCAGCAGAAGCATACTTTGTACCATCTATACCAGTTGAATCACTTGGATGGGCATTAGTAGTTAATTCAGTGCGATCATAACGTCTATACAAATATGAATTGAAAGCTCTTGAATATAACTTTTCTAATCCATTAAGAAGTGTATTTGCTCTTGGATTACCTGCTCGTGTCCCATCTAATGTACTTGATCCCCAAATTTCCATTAGGCGAACTTAAGGGATTCTTTTTCAGTCTCAGCTACATGAGCGCCACTAACAAGACTTACTGTACCAAGGAGTTCTTGCTGGCGTGCAGCAAGCATATTAACTACAGAAACTCGTGGTGTAGCATGGACAGTTTGACTATGACCTTCCCAACCAATCATTTGTTTAATGATTTCAGGATCATTAATATTTGCAACCCAACGTCTAATGTGTTTAACTACAGACTGATTAAGGATTTGCCAGTTAGGATTCTTGTGCATCTCTTTAGTAAAACCAAATTCATTTAGTGCAGAAGGATTAAGCTTTTGGATATCAGTCATGTCACCAATATTGTATTCAGCATCTTTAATAAATTTAGGATACTTAATATTAGCTGATTTTGGCCACTTAGAATTGTGGTTAGAAACCTTGGCAATAATACCTGCCTTAAGAGCCTTATTGATTACAGTCTTATCCATATTATTTGTAACTGCTGCAGTTGGTTCATCAGATGATAATCTAATACCACTCTTGTCATCAAACCACATAAGTTTATTGGGTTTAAGTCTAATCCAACCAACACGTTTATCTTTTGGTTTAGAATCTGCGCCTGTATCAGGGCTGTTCTTAATATTCTTATCTTTATCAGTCATTTAATTTCCTTAAGTATTAAACAAAAACAGGGAGGGAAGAACTAACCCTAACCCTCCCTGTGAAGTAAATTATATCTACGTAAATCTTAAGACTTAAAACGTAGGTGAACCGTCTGTACCGTTATCCAATGGATTGAGTGACACACTATTAGTATTCTCAAAGCTGAAGTGTGGTGCAACGACCACATCGCGTGCAACGCCAATACCTTTACCTTGTTCCATGACAGCATGACCATAGCGCTCGCGCAGCTTAAGGTTACGCATATCACGTGAAGGATCATTCCATTCCTCAACAGCAAGCTTCTCACGCTCAATGTACAGACCACACATGTTGGACTGTGCCATAGCGATATCTGTAGTAGGCTCACCAGAAGTGGCGCCAGTTGCAGAATAAGCAGCATTAGGTGTAACAAGTACACGGACTGGACTTGGAAGGAAGTCAGGATTACTATGGAATGTAGATCCAAGAGGATTCAGAGTACTTACCCACGGGCTTGCGCCTGTAGTTTCAGCACCGGTAGCCTTTGTTCTCAGACCAAGGTTCCCATGACTTGTTCCCCAACCTGGAGCGGTCTCACCCATTGGAAGCTGGCGGGAGGCAACAGTATTACCCTTAATGAACAGTTCACGCGCCATAGGATCATGGGCGAATACTTTCCAAGCCATAGGATGCATAATCAGGGTATCAGGTGCAAAGCCCCTCATCCACAGATAAGCATACATGTCAAAGATATCATTAACGGTCATTGCGCCATTCTGTGCACCAGAGATATCACGTCCAGTACATACACCATACTCACAGTCACTATCTGGATCTTTGTTATCAAAGAGGGTCTTGCCCATCGAATTGATAATCATCCAAGCTTTACGTTCTTTTAAACGACCAAGGGCATATCCAGCCTGTCTCAAGAACAGTGCTATAATGTCAAAGTTGTTATCTGTGATGGCTTCATCGGTAATCTGGATGCGAACACCCTTCTTGGTTACTGTAGCAGCAACCATGTCACCAGGACCCATCTGGGGTTCACGTTCTGGATACTCGCCACCTTCTGCAATCTCAGCAGCTTCTATGGCGCCTACAGAACCTATTTGAATGGACTGACCAGCTTTCATACGAATTGGCATAAACAGGTTTTGGTTCAGCAGGAGCATAGGCTCCAGTGCTTCACGTACAACCAGTGAAATTGCTGTTGGGACAAAGCGAGTTAACTCTTCAGTGGTTATAAGATCCTTAACCGACATAGGAGCTTTATTATCAAAATATCCGTCATTCGTAAGTGCTGAAGCAATGCTAAAGCATGATGTTTGGTCTTTCTCTTCCAAAATAGGCTGATTTTTAGAGTCGTATAAATATTCTCTCATCGAAAAAATTCTCCTATTATCGTTTTATGATATATCTAAATTAATACGTGCCAAACCGAAATAACCTGCTTCGATTGCCGTCAAAATTGCTGCTGGTGTATAGGTCTCGCCCATAGCAGCCAGTGCTTCCTTCGCAAAGAAGTAGAGGTGATCAGGGACACCGCGTGTCTCTGTACCAGGAACTTCAGAACCAGGATACGTGTCAACAGCCTGCAAACTGTCCTTGGGGAAATGATTGTCAGTAACAACCAACTTACCAACAGTCTGACATGTCTTGGCTGTGGTCAGTGTTAAACTTTCGGATGTTCCTTGAGGAATAAAGTGACCATAGGCATCTGACATAACATACTGTCCAGCAACGGCGGCTTCTTCGTCCTGGAGTGGTGTCTCTAAGGCAGCTACAGGAGCATTGAAATACATGAACTGACGTGTCTTATTAACAGCTAAATATCCAGCATGAGTTGTTGCAGCACCATCAAAATATGTTCCACCAGAGGTGTCTTTAACATAAGTCAAAGTAGTACCAGATGTAGCACAGAAACTATCCAAATAAGCAGCAGCGTTAACATAAGGAACTTCAACGAACCAGTCAGTAAGAACTGAATAGAATCCGTGCTGTTCATAGTTAATGTAGCGACCACGAATATCCTGGAACATAGTCTGGAAGGCTACACCAATTGGAATATTTGCGGGAACGTAATGATTAGTAGTAGCTGTGGCAAGGCCAGTGGTCTCATCGTATGAGAATGTTCCGGCTGTAACATCAAGAGCACTCATGTTGAAACATGAAATAGTTCCACCATTAGCAGGAACCAGTAAGCCCTGAACATGATCACCAAGACCAGATATAGCTTCACGGTTATCCACATAAACCATTGTACCATCATCTTCAACTTGGTCACGGAATGATTGCATGCTAACACCAGCGGGTGTTACAAGAACAACATCAGTAGCAGCCGCACCATTGTAAGTCACTACGACAGACATTGCACCTTTAACGATTGTTAAGTTTGCATTACTTTCTGCTATAACAGTACCAGCAACACCTGCACCGTCATAGAAGACAACAGTATAATCTGTATTACCTAAATTGTGAACAAATGTCTGAGCTGTATTAGCGGCAGCCATTAAAAACTCGATTGGAGTCTGGGAAATACCAGGTCCAACCATCTCACCAACACCAAGAGTTCCTGGGAGTGGACTGATATAGTTCTGGTTTGTTATTGCGCTTACAATGGTGCCCTTATTCATAACGATGTAATCGTTAGTTGAGGCATCTTCACGTAAGACGGGGAGGTAACGCCAAGGGTAGAAAATTTCTGCTAACCTGACGCCCTCGGAAACTTCGAAGCGGCCATTAAAACGCGACTGATCATACTTTGAGGGAGCTGGTCTGATTGGGCGTCTTGCTGTATTGCCGTTGTAATTAAAATCACTCATCTAAAATTCCTCCGAGAATTCTGTTTTTCTTAAATCCTGAGCGTACTTATTCGTCTTTGGCTTCTGGTTTCTCAGTGCCATTAAGACGATTAACTAAATTTGATTCTGAATCGTTGACTTCGGTCTTTGGTTTCTTCTTAGGCTCAAGACCACTTTCAGTATCATTATCATCAACTGTAAGGGTGGAGTCTGTATCAACAGCACCAGGAGTACTGTCAGCCAACTGAGTCGTCAAATCAGCATATGTATCTTTCAAAGAAACCGTCTCACGCTTGCCAAGTTCTTCCTTAGCTTTAGTTGCGGCTTCTGCATCGTCTGTGGTAGCAATACCAAGACGTGTTCGCATGTCAGTAATAATGTCAACAAGGTGAGTGCGGAAGTCTTCCTTAGCCTTCTCTGCATCTGTAGTCAGAGTTGCCACGTTTTCCGTAAGCTCTACAACCTTGGTATCTGTCTCTTCTTTACCAGTCTCTAAGTCCTTGATAGTTACATTCAGATCTGTAATCTGTGTGTTCAAGGGCTCAACTGCATCAGAAACAGCGCCATCGGCTACTTGTTTAATATGTTCCTTAACATCATTGCGTTTCAAAACGTCTGCAAGTTCTATCATTGAACTCTCCTGATTAACTTCGTCTGTGTCTTCGACATCATCAAGTGTGATAACATCACTACCATTAACGAAGAGAACGTTTGTATTTGGATAAGCCTGATCTCGTATAGAAATCACGCTATCATCTATATCTGTAGTATTTAAAGCGTCTTGTGTATTAAAGCCAGTTACTTTGGCATATTCATCGGCTGGTAGGTGAACGACTGAGCATTCTTTATAATTTAGTATATCATATATAAGGTAGCAAAGTTTCTTTGGACCTTCGCCATCTTTACCAGTAGCAACCATTGATCCTGGTTTATATTTCCAGACGTGATCCCACTGTTCATCATTAGACATCTTCATTAAGTCTTTTCGAGTAATTGAACAAATTACTGAATTGACTGGTCTTGCTGAGACGGATACAGTTGAGTATCTACCATCAATAAATTTCTGAGCCGCATCATCATTCTGGATAAGAGCGTAAAGTCTTACAACTCCCTGTGGCTTATTATTGTACACTTTGTAATCATCTGACCATGCTAAGAATTGTTCTACTTCAGCCTTAACTATTGTTCCAATTGGTTCACCACTATATAGATCATGCCACTTAAGGAATGGTTTAATTCTTGGTGAAGTCCATGATTTAATTGATCTCTTTGCATGATCGCCAGTGTACAACTTATAGTTGCCATTAACATATCCAAGATGTGATGCATCAATACGAAGAAGTAGTCCGTCACCTTTTTTGCCACCTGGCTTAGTGAACTGAACATTTTTCATATCTGATATAGTTCGCTTAGCATCATCAACATTCTGTAAAGCGAAGTTTACATCAAGTTTTGTAATATCATTAATGTCAAAGCAAATATCTTGTTTATCTTCCATATACCAATCGAGTTTAGAGTAAGTTGTTTAATCACCGCTTATTCATGTTACTCCACTCAAGGTTTAGTTTTTCACACAAATGACTTAAAAATCAAAAATAAATGAATTAATTAGAGATTGTCATCCCAAGTCCATAGACTTAGTGGCCACACATATGTGCAAATATACATGCGAGTACGATGTAAATACTTCACATACAATTTGTGAATTGGAGATTCATACGACGTATCTTGAACATTCATAGCATGCTGATATAAATCATCAACTATAAGAATGAATCCCATAACTGTAAGTGACCAAAAGATCCAGGTTGCCATTAATGTAGAAAGTGCATAAGCTAAGGCAATCATAAGTACACCGTAGTAATAATGATGCATATATACACCACCATTAGGTTCCTTAAGGTTGAGTCGTCCAGTCGCTCCATACCACCTAAAACCAAATATCATTGCTACTGTATACATTAAGGCTAACAGTGATGTTTCGTATATGTCCATTAGTTTCTCTTAGTTACAGTTGGTTTTGATGCAAGCTTGCCGTGTTGATTAGACGGCTGGCTCTTACTTTTTATGGAAGCCTGTGCACCATCAGAAGGAACATCAGGATACAAATTCGCATGTAGTTCCTTGCGTTGATCCTTAGAAATAGGTTCACGACCAAGTTCAGCACGCATTTCTGTTTCAGTAATACAACTTGTAGTAAATAATTGTGAGACATGATTTTCAGTGGCACGCTTCTCATTCTTATCAATAGATGGGAATGATATCGTAACCTTACGTGAATCATCCTGTGAACTATATTTGAAACCGCCCTCAAGCATAATCTCTTTTATAAGATGTTCATTGATGATTTCTGCAAGAATGCTTTGGAAGTATTCTGCAAGTTGTCTTGTTTCATTTGATACAACTAAGGCTGTAGCTTTGTTAGCTGTATCTGACTCACCCATACCAACTGAAGATTGTCCAAGACCTGCATAGACACGACTCTTAAAATACTTAAGGTATGGATTAACATCTAAGGCTTTCCTATCTGCACCAATTGCTGTAACGTCATGACGTTCTGGAGTAACAATTGCACCAGATGATGGTAGGCTCTCAACTATTTGTTCCATAGCATCAAGTTCTTCTGGAGTGGCTGGCGCTTCAATAGTACCAACTTTATATTGATATACAGGAATTGATACTGAATATACAAGGTGAAATGTCTGCTCTTCAAGTTCACGTAAACCCTGAATATCATTTAGAACTGGTGTAGCGAGTGGCAATCCCCATGGTCCCTTAGTCTTACTGGTTGTGCCGTGTATCATGTTGCGCTTAGGCCATTTCTTTTCATAAAGAGATGTGTAGCCATAACCAGTAGCCTTATAAGCATGGATATCACCAGATAGCTTTATATCCATTGTCATAAAGCGAGCATCTTGTACAAAGTAACCAGCAATGGGTATTAGGCGCCGTCCAGACTTTAGTTGTCTCACACGACCGCCAGATGCCTTCTTATTTCTAACCTTAGCAATGTAGACATTAGAATACATTACAAGGTCTTGAAGTATTTCTTCAATTAATAACCTAAAAGATTTATCAGTTACAGAAGCCATTTGTTCAAGACGTAGCTTAACATATTTTACAGCCGGAGCTGCATCCTTAGCTCCAACAATCTGGTAGCCTTCCTTAAGAATCATATGAATGTATTTGTCTATGGCACGTCTAAGTATAGATTCTGTTGTATATGCCTTATGTACATCATCAAGATTCCATGGACATGACTGGAATTCACCACGTTGAACTGTACCACCTTCAGAGATGACTGGATTTTGAACCCTGTCAACAAGAAGATTTGTTGAGCCACGTACATCAGTTGTTGGTTTTCCAACAAGAGATATTCGCCTCTTGATACCATCACTATTACGTGAAACAAACTTTGCTTTAACTGGCTTAGTAACCACAGGTTCTTTGAAGCCAAGAAGTTTCTTCAATTTATTCATTATACACTTCCGAGTTCTTTTACGTATGTCTTAAACTGCGTTAGATCTGCACCCTTAAGTGTTGCGGCACAGTTAGTCTTCCTATTTCTTGCAGCTATATTATATGCTGTATCTGGATCAAAACCCATAACATTAGATAGGACTAAGGCTACATCTTCGAGTTTAACCCTGGCATTTTGTGTTGTCGGTTTTCTTGTGGATGGTTTACCATCACCAACTGAATACACACCTGATAGATCTCCACCCGCTGCATCCATGTAATCATTTGCATTCGGTACAACTAATCCATCTTCAGTTGTATTTGACTGTTCATCATACGCACCATCTGGATCTTCGTCCTCACTGTCTGAATCGTCCCACTTACAAATCATACCTAAATTTGCAAGATCACGAATAGCATACAAGATTTCAAGCATTAGACGAATAACATCCTTAGTTCTCTTAAAGTAGACATCATCAGACATATTAGTGGTTAATGATTTTATCCAATTAAAAGCACTCTTAACATAATTAGAGATCATTGCAAATAAACCATAGTCACTACTTGTTACATAGTTTATAAGGGTCTTAACCATTTGCATGAATGGTAAACATTCCGCTTCTTTTGATCCAAGATCTTTAACCATATCAAGGAGTGATGATCTGGCTTCTTCAATCAATGTATTTATAACCTGGGATATTGCAACAAGAACTATCTGACCAATTCTTTGGATTA